CAGACGCTCAACTCCCTCGGCTACCAAGTTTGGCGCACCCGGCTCGGCGGGCGTCGCATCTACACCTCGACCAACAAAATGTACGGCATCGTTTCAGACCTCATCAACGCCGAACCGGGCGACGCCGCTCGGCAAGAACTTTTTGAGGACTTTGCCTACATCCTCCAAGCCTGCAACCACGCGAAGTCCGCAGGCCACCTGCCCAACAAGTTCTTCGACCAGCAGGTTGCCGCCGGAGCCCGCGTTGATCGCATCCTGGATGACGAGGATTTGATCCTCTCCCTCGACGAGGAGGTGTCCGGCCCCGTCAAGCGGTGTATCCTCAAAGCCCTCAACATTTCCGCCGAGCAGGCAATGGAAGGGCAGATGGATTTTAACGACCAAATCTTGATGCCCTCTCTCTTCAAATGCATCTACCCCATCTACTCCCTCATCCTGATCGACGAGGCCCAGGACCTTTCCGCCCTCAACCACTTGATGCTCAAGCAACTCTATCGCCGCCGCATCATCGCAGTGGGCGACCAGAACCAAGCCATCTACGCCTTTCGTGGCGCTTACGAGTCTGGCATGGAGGAGATGAAAAAAGCTTTCGACATGCAAGAGCTCACCCTCTCCACCACCTACCGCTGTTCGACCTCCGTTGTCGATCACGTCAAATGGCGCACTCCCAACATGAAGGCAGCCGACAGTGCCCCCGAGGGATCGGTCAAAACCTATGCCGCGTGGAGTGCCGACGACTTGCCCGAGAATTGCGCAGTCCTGTGCCGCAACAATGCCCCTCTACTCCGCGCCGCCGTTCGCCTCATCCGTTCTGGACGCGCGCCAAAGGTCTGGGGGAACGACATCGCCAAAGGGCTTTTGAAGAACCTCAAGTCCCTCGGCCCGACCAACATGAAGCAGGACTCCGCCATGCGGTCCCTTGACATCTGGCTCGAGACCCGGCTCAAAAAGGTAAAGCGCCCTGGCCCTACAAAGGACCAATACGAGTGCCTTAAAATCTTCATCGAAGGGCGCGAGACTTTGGCCGATGCGATCGACTACGCGGAGTATGTTTTCCGGTCCACGGGCCAGGTCGATCTTCTCACCTGCCACAAGTCGAAAGGCCATGAGTTCTCCGAAGTCTTTATCCTCGACGAGGACCTCATGTCCGAAGAAGGACAAGACCCAAACCTCCGCTACGTCGCTGCAACGCGGTCGAAGCTCAACCTTTACTACATCAAAACCGATGAGTATATCGGCCCCGACGGAGAAGCCGAATGAGTGAGTTCCTAACATCTGGCTTGGTCCTTTGGGAGACCTACGCGAAACCGTTACTCGCCGGGGCTTCTGTTCTCTTGGCCGTCCTGCTCTCCATGCTCGCAGCCAACCTTTACGACAAGGCGGCTAACAGTGTTTCCCGTCGCACGAGGATGGAGTACCTCGGGGCGGCGCAGGTCAGGATGCTGCAAGCCCTCTTCTACCTCGTCTTCTCGGTTGCCCTTTACCTCTAAGGAGCTTTCATGTTTATCCGCAAGAAAAAACACCTCGCCAAAGTCGCCGAGCTCGAAGCGCAAATCGAAAAGCTAGAGGCTAAAGCGGGGTATGATCCTATGATATACACCGCCACCGAGTTCACCCCTGAGCTTTGCGACAGGCTAGAGAAAGAGATACTGGACAAGCTTTACACCCGCTTCGAAAAAGTCTTTTCGGATAGAGTGCTGAATATTGTTTTCGGAATACTCAAAAGAGAGCAGCCTATCTGTATTACGGGCAAAGCGGCTGACATCGTAGATGGTCCAGACCGCGCAGTCACCGCAACAGTTGTCCGCGTCGAGGCGTTCAAGGTAGGCTGTGAGTTTATGACTTACCGCTGAGCCTGATATGGCCTATTGCCCCATGCAACGGGCCATACCAAAAAGCCATACATTACTGCATGTCACCCCTTGCAACCCGCTTGCATTGCTGCTAGAAAGGTGACATCGAAACCGCAACATGATCTTGCACCACCATAGGCCAAAGGAGCCAACAATGACCAAAACCCGCGACATCACAATTCAGGGCGTTATCTTCACCGTGTCCACCCCCTTCGAGGCAGGCCACGTCGTCACAGAAGCAGAAGCCGCCGCACTCAACCAGACCCGCTGCGAAAACATCCGCAACAACATGGCGACCAAAGTGAAGGCTGCGCAGAAAGAACTGCCCGAAGGCGAGACCGCGCTTTCCGAAGAAACCCTTGCCGAGCTGGCCGCAGAGGTTGCGGCTTATGATGCGGAATACGAGTTCTCCATGGCATCCGCTGGCGGCGGCTCGAAGCCGAAAGACCCGATCGAGGCCGAGGCAGTCAAACTCGCCAAAGCAGCCATCGCCGGGCAGCTCAAGTCCAAGGGCACCACGGTCAAAGCTTACCTCGAGGTCGAAGGCAACAAAGCCAAGTACGACGAGGCAATCGCCAAGCTGGCCGCGCACCCAGACTATCTCAAGGCCGCGAAGAAAGCCGTTCAGGATCGCGAGAAGCTGGCGTCCGCGGGCATCGAGTCCCTCGCGCTGTAATCTTCAGCACCTGGCCTGAAACAAACAACCGGGAAGTTTCCCCACAGCTTCCCGGTTTTCCTCTCCCGAAAGATTTCCCATGGATCGCAGTGAACTTCTTGGATTATTGCTGAAAGCAGCGGGCACCGAATACGGCATCGTTGTTTCCACTAATGATCCCGACTTGCTACGCCGCAAACTCTACCCCCTTAAAAAGACGGACCCAGCATTCGAGCGCATCTGCCTCATCATCCACCCTAACGCCCCTGATAAGGAGCTAATCATCGGAGTAAAGCACAATGTCAACGCCGAAAGACCCGGACCTGGTGAAGAAAACACTTAACATTCGCGAGGGCGATTTCGAGGCTATCGGCCAAATCACGAAGATGAAACCGAGCATTGCGATCCGCAAAATTCTTTCAGCCTTCGTAGACAAACATGCTGTCCCCTCCGAAGTCCCCGACGTTCCTGAAACCTTTGACCTTTAAGGAGGCCCCATGCAGTCCAAGGACGAAGAGGTAGCGCCAGAAGAAGATACTCCAATCGCGGAGTTCTTTGCGCGCGACCCGTTCTCCCACACTGAGCAATCCCTTGACGCCATCATCAAGAAGTTGCGCAGCCAGCGGGAGCGCTTCAAGGCCGGTAACAAATCAGCCGGTTCCCCGAAACCCCCGACCAAGGCAGAGAAAGCCCGCCAAGCTGCAATGAAAATAGGCGGCGATGATCTGCTCGGTTCCCTTGACCTCTAAGGAGTTCCCAATGCACCCTTCGAAAATTGTATTCCTCATCAACGATGACGTGACTGCGTTCACCGGCGTCTACGACCCGCAGGCTACGAACGAAAAGCCTCGCATGTTCAAGACTATGATCCCCGACCTCGCTGTTGGCGATATGGTTGTCGTCCAGTCCGAAGCGCGCCATGGCTTTTCCGTCGTCTCGGTCAAGGAGCTCAATGTCGAGCCGGACATCGAGTCCTCGGAAGAAATCCGTTGGGCTTTCCACAAGATCGAACAGGCCGCCATCAAAGAGTTGACCGATATGGAAGCCGCCGCCATCACGCAGGTCCAGATCGCTGAGCGCAAGCGCCGCAAGGAAAAACTCCGCGAGGCCATGTTCGGCGGACAGGAAGATGTCCTTGAGAATTTGAAACTCGTCAACCACACCGACGGGTAACACCACCGACTCGCTGGCGTATCCCTTTTCCCTTGTCCCCAGGGGCGCGCCGAGGCGCGAATTTTCCTCCGAAAATTCGCGGGCTTTCTTCTTACGAAGGAAAAAGAACGGGGAAAACAGGCAGCAAGCACGGGGCTTGAGGGTGAAGTAGACCTGCCTGTTTTCCCGTTAATAACTTCCAGATAGGAATGTTCCCATGGCAACATGCCGAAAGTGTGGCAACAACAAACCCACGCGACGAGGTGCTGGCAATTTCTTCTGCCAACACTGCGGCCAATTCATCGGCCCGAAACCGTACACCAACCCGCTATGCAGAGCCGGGTATACTTTACCGAAACCCCTTGCTGAAGAAAGCGCCTCCAATGACTGAACTTCTTTCCTTCGACGAGAACGGCGTCCAGTTCGCTTGGGACTCCACATCCATTTCCAATTATGCCCGCTGCCCCCGGTATTACAAATTCGTAAACATCGAAGGCTGGCAGCCGGTTGACAAATCCGTTCACCTGCTTTTCGGCGGATGGTACGCGAAGGCGCTCGAGGAATACTATGTCCTCACTTGCAAGCAAGACTTCACCTCCGAGGAAGCCTTGCGCGAAGTTGTTCGCCGCGCCCTCATCCGCACATGGGTATTCCCGCACGAGGAAGAAATCGAATTTGAGGAAGGTCTCTTCTCCCCTGGCATGCCCCCTCTTCGTGGCGAGCCCGGCCCTTGGCAGTCCCTCCACAACGCAAAGACTCGCGAGACCTTGATCCGCTCGATCGTATGGTATCTCACCGAGTTCGGTCCGAACGACAACACCGACGTTGTTACTGTGGACGACCAGCCTGCTGTTGAACTCTCCTTCTCAATTCCGCTCACCGATGCCATCATGTACTGCGGGCACATCGACCGCCTTGTAGAGTTCGGCGGCGACGTTTACGCCATGGACCAAAAGACATCGGGCGCGACTATCTCGAAAAACTTCTTCAAAGGTTTCGATCCCGACTTCCAGATGTCAGGCTATTCCTTTGCCGGTTCGATCCTTTTCGGGCAGGCTATCTCCGGCGTTATCATCGACGCGGCGCAGATTGCGGTAGGCTTCACCGAGTTCTCTCGCGGCTTCGTCCATAAGGCAAAACCGAACCTCGAAGAGTGGCGCGAGAATGTGATCGCCTTGATCGAGCGCGCGCAGGAAGATACCCGCAAAGACACCTTCCTCCCCAACTATACCGCGTGCGATAAGTACGGCGGCTGCACGTTCCGCAAGGTTTGCTCTCGCATCCCGCAGCACCGGAAGAACGCACTCGCCGCCGACTTTATCCAGGCCCCACGTTGGGACCCCCTCAAGCAGAGGTAAACCTATGCCAAGCAACTCGAATAAATCCATTCTTTGCAAGGTACACAACTGGAATATCTTCATGGTACGAGGGGCAAAGGCGGCTTTCGGAAATGTTAGTTCTTCCGTAACTGCTACCGAAGAGGCCCGCAAACTTGCCGCAGATATTGAGGCAAAGACTGACCGGTTGATTGAACTACTCCAGAAAAGGAACTACCCCAATGGCTAAAGCCTCTGAACAAGAGTCCGACAAATTCTTCCGCACCCTTTTCGTAGGGGATTCGGGCACCGGTAAGACTGGCGCACTTCTTTCCCTCATCATGGCGGGCTATGACATCCGCATGCTCGACTTTGACAACGGCCACGAGACCCTCGTCCAGCTCATCAAAAAGCATTGTCCCGAGCGCCTCGACCAGTTCGACTATATCGTCCTCCGGGACAAGTACCAGTCCCACCCGACCCAAGGCATCGGCCTCCTTGGTCCCGCCACTGCCTACACCAAGGGCATCAAGTTTATGAACAAATGGGATGATGGCTCTAAGCCTGCCGAGTGGGGGCCGAATACCGTCTTTGTCTTGGACACCCTTACCTCCTTTGGCCGAGCGGCTTTCATGTGGGCAAAATCCCTCAACCCCAATTCGAAAGACCCGCGCCAGTGGTACGGTGTCGCCCAGGAGTCGCTCAAGACTTTCCTTGATCTTGTGACCTCGGAAGAATTCCAGTGCCACGTTATCATTTCGTCGCACCTTCAGCTGATCGAACCCGAGAACGGCCCGACTAAATTGCAGGTTACATCCGTGGGCAAAGCGCTCGGCGGCGACATCCCCAAGGTATTCAACAATCTCCTTTACGCCAGCAAGTCGGGAACCGGCGACAACCTCAAGCGCGTGATCGAGACCCGTCCCAACCCACAGCTCGACGTCAAGACAGTTGCCCCTTGGCTGGTTGACAAAAAGCTACCCCTCGAAACCGGCCTTGCAACTATCTTCGAGGCATTCCTTGAAAGGACACCAGCGTGATTACTATTGTATCCGACACCGAGACCACAGGCACACCCCCGAAAGATGGGCGTGGTTTGCTGTGCGACATGCCTTGGATCATCCAGCTCGCGGGTATCACCTACAACCAGCAGCGCCCGGTTGGACATTTCTCTTCCATGATCCGTCCCGCCCTTCCCGGCCTACCCGAGGCCGAAATCCCCCGCCCGTACACCGACAAGAACGGCAAGCTGAAAGACGAGTTCTGGCAGAAGAACAAACTCCTCAAAGAGGACATCGAGCCCGCTTGGTTCGAGACCGAGCTCGCCATGAAGATTTTCAACCAATACCTTCGCAAAGCTGACCGCATCGTTTTCCACAACGCGCGTTTCGACGTCGCTCGCATTGCGAACACCTTTGAGCGCATGGGCATTGTTTCCGAAGAATGGAAGGCCATTCCGAAGTACTGCACCATGCTCACACTTGAGCCGATCCTGAAACTTCCAAGCAAGTTTGGACGCGGTTACAAGTGGCCCTCACTCGACGAGGCATACCGCGCCCTTGTCGATGAAGATGGGTTCGAGGACGCCCACGACGCTATGGCCGACGTACAGGCCTGCGCCAAAGTTCTCTTCGCGATCGAAGAACTCGGCTACGAGCTCGTTCGCGTTTAACCCGCAGACTTCTGCAACACAACCAACCTATAGGAGATAACCATGGTTGATTTTCTCGAAGCCCTTGACCAGAAAGCCGACGATCAGGAAAAGCCCAAAGACCCGCCGCAGGGGACTTACATCTGGGTTGTGTCCAAGGAGCCCTCGATCACCCGCACCGGCAACGGCGAGTGGGACGTCGTTGAGTTCCCGATCAAAGCGGTTGCCGCTGAAGAAGATGTGGACGCGGACTCCCTCGAAGAGTATGGTCCCGTTGACGGTATCCGCAGCCGCATTTCTTTCTTGTCCCCGACTGCCGAGGACCAGGACAACGACCGGAAACGCACCCTCGACCAGATCAACAAGTTCATGGAACGCACACTGCTGCTCGATGACTTCGATACCATGACCACTCGCGAGGCAATGTCGGCTTCCGTGAACCACCAGTTCATGGGCCAGCTGGTTTGGGAGCCCCGCAAAGACGACCCGGAAATCATCCAGGTTCGCGTGAAAAACTGGGCACCGATGGACTAACCTCCCGATCTATTTGTGCTTAGTTGGGAGGGGGCTTCGGTCCCCTCTCGCTGTATCTAACCGCCTTCGCGAGATAAGAAATGACAACCAAACTCATCCCCATTTCCGCCATCACCGTAGCCTCCGCCGTACGCCAGCGTAAAGATGTAGGCAATGTTTCCGAGTTGTGCGCAAGCCTGTCTCGCACCGGGCAGATCAACCCAATCACCGTTACCCCCGACCTCGTTCTTATCGCCGGTGAGCGCCGCCTTACTGCCGCGACTGAGCTCGGTTGGGATATGATTAACGCCACCATCCGTGACGAAGAGCCGACCGAAAAGCAGCGCCTCGTCGAGTTGGAAGAAAACCTTTCCCGCGAAGAGTTGCCGTGGAAGGACCACTGCCTTGCGGTCCATGACCTTCACCAACTTCTTTCCGAGCGGGGCAACTGGTCCTACGGCAAGACCGCAAAATTCACCGGGCAGTCTACCTCCGAAATTTCCCGCCGCCTTATGGTAGCGGACGCACTCCTTGCTGGCGACGAGTTTACATGCAGCGCCGACCGCTATTCCGTTGCGGTCAATTACCTCACCCGGAAAAAGGAGCGCGAAGATGCAGCCGCCGAAACCGAACTTGATCAGCTATTGGGAGCTACTTCGGCACCAGATGTCGGAGCGGATATTCTTGCCGACCTCACAGGAGTTGATAAAGGAGTTAGTCCTGTTCGGGAAGGTGACGCTACAGTACCCGAGCGGAAATCGGCTGGTGTTTCTAATGCCGTACCCGTATCCAGTGTTTCAAAAACGACTGATCCCCTTGCGGGAGATGTACCTATCCTGCATGGAGATTTCCACTCTTTCGCTGAAACCTACACCGGCCCTAAGTTTAACTTCCTCCATTGTGACTTCCCCTACGGCATCAACGTCCAGAAGCACAACGGCTCTGGTACGTCGTTCGAGTCTTACGAAGATAGTCGAGATGTTTACTTCGACCTCCTCGAAACCCTTGCGAAGTTTACCGCCAACCACGTCGCCGAGTCCGCCCATCTTATGTTCTGGTACGCTTTCAAATTTCACCGAGAGACTGAAGATGCGCTCCGGGATATGGGATGGACATTGCACGAGCGCCCTCTCATCTGGCATCGTTCCGACAACTCGGGCGTCCTTCCCGACCCCAAGCGAGGTCCGCGGTGGGTATACGAAACCGCAATCATGGCTTCCCGAGGGGACCGTCCAGTCGTTCAAGCGGTGAGCAACTGCATCCCGCACCCGAACACCAAGGAGGTTCACAAGTCCGAGAAGCCGATCAACATGCTGCACCATTTCTTTCGCATGTTTGTTGATAGCTCGACCCGGATGCTTGACCCGACAGCCGGTTCGGGCAATGCCATCTACACCGCCGAGGCTATGGGTGCTAAGTCTGTACTTGGTCTCGAGCGCGACGAGGGTTTCCACAAGGCTGCGGTCGCCCACTACCTGAAGCAAAAAGCAATGTTTGATAAAGTGGAGGTTTGATATGGCCCGTCCCGAAACGCAACAAGCCATACCTAACTCATACATGGCCCGCGGGTGGCAGCCCGGCACCGGCAAATGGGTTACTGTCTACGGATACTCCCGCGAAGAGGTTAAGGCAAAACTCCTTGCCCAGCCCTATCCCGTCGAGAACCCACAATACTACGGCCCTGTCGAGGGAGGTATCAAGGAATGAAAAAACCTATCGTAGTTGTCGGCGGCTTTATGTCTCGTAAAGAGTACAACAACGGCGATGTCTGGTCAGACGGTAACGCATTCAACTTCAAAAAGAATATGCGCGCCGCTGGTCTTTCCCCCTCCGATGCCTTCTTTACGAACGTGTTCAACATGCTGCCTCCCGGTAAGATTTCCCCCTTTACTTTCTTCGGGGGCAAGCGGGAAGGAGTCCCGCACCTCAAGCCCATCAAAAAAGGCAAGTACCTCAAGAAAGAGTTCATGCCAGAGCTCGAACGCCTATGGGCACAGATCGAGGGCTATGACCCCAACCTTGTAATCGCTTGCGGCGAGCTTGCAACGTGGGCTGTATGCACCGGTGACAATATGATCGAGGCATCCCGTGGCCGTGTGACCGAAGGCAACGCTGCAATCTCCCGACGTAAAGTACTCCCCGTCTACGAACAGTCCACCATGTTTGGCGACTACGGTATGGAGACCATCCAGCGCTTCGACCTTATCAAAGCCTTGCGTGAGTCGCAGTCGAAGGAGTTCACCCGTCCTCGTCGCTTTCTTCACATCGAGCCTACGCTTGAGGACCTCGAGGATTTCTACCAAGAATATATCGTACCCTCGGACTACCTCTCTTCCGACATCGAGACCAAGGGCGATATGATTACCTGCATTTCCTTTGCGCCCAGCGAGGACCGCGCACTGGTCGTCCCCTTCTTCTCCGAGGAAACCCCCGACGGAAACTATTGGCGCACCTATCGCGAAGAGTATCTCGCATGGATATTCTGCCGCAAACTCCTTACCGCAGGTAAGCGTGTCGCCGGGCAAAACTACCAGTTCGACATGCAGCATGAGCTCCGCAGCATGGCGATCCCAAACCCTGACGTGACGGATGACACAATGCTCCTTCACCACGTCCTGCACCCGGAGCTCAAGAAAGGTCTTGGCTTTCTTGCCTCGATCTACACCGACGAAATCCAGTGGAAAGGAATGCACAAGATTTCTTCCACCGATAAAAACGCTAAAAAGGGAGAGGCCGAATGATTATCGGAAAGCTTACCACTGACGTACTCCAAGACCACCAAGGAGCATTCGACAAAGCGGGGGCTATTGGCGAGTTCAACCTCGACGTGAAAATCCCATCCCACGTTTTCAACGCCGCCTCAGACAAGAAGGCGATTACCCGATCCACCATCGCACAGCATCTCGCATCCGCCTGCGCGGACACTGAGGTGCCCGCAGAGATTTGGGTATTCCAACCAACCCCGCAGTTCCAGAAGATGTTCGGCTGGCCGGAAGCAATGAGGATGGGAAAATGATTGGACCAAAGCCACTGCGCGCAATGCTAATCGGAGGCGGAGAGGACGCCGGTAAATTTGTCGAGATCAGAAGCCCGGAAACCTTCGCCTACAACTTCGTCTTTTACACCCCGATCATACTGCACCCGGAAAACTCAGCCCCATTTGTCTTTGCGGTAGATGATAGGGAGCACGGGAAGGATCACAACAAAGCGTTGAACTATCTTCTTTCCGAGCTCCAAATCGCCTACGCCGCTCAACACCAGCCACTGGAAGTATCATGATCTACCTCGCATCGCCTTATTCCCATCCGAACCCTGCGGTCGTTCAGCAGCGCTTTGAGAAAACCCGCAAGGTAACAGCCGACCTCATGCTTCGTGGGGTTCCAGTGTTCTCTCCCATCGTACACTGCCACGAGATCGCCAACCTTTACGAGATGCCAACCGACGCCGCGTATTGGGAAACCTACAACACAGCCTTCCTCCGCAAGTCGGACATGATGTACGTCCTTACCCTCGACGGGTGGAAGGAGTCTCTTGGCGTCACGCAAGAAATCGGCCTTGCCAAAACCCTGCGCCTCACTATCGTTAAAGTAAATGAGCGCGGGCTTACGTCTTTCGAGGAGGTGTAACTGATGAAAGTACTCGACACATCCGAGTTCATCTACCAAGAGCAGCTCGACGCTCTTTCCGAGAACCACGCCTATTGGTTCTACTCCGGCATGGACTCGTGCATCACCGAGGAAATCCGGCACAAGCTTATCGCCCAGCTTGACGAAGTAACTCGGCCCATGTACGAGCACACCATGCGGATGCAGGCCCCGATCCTTGAGATGATGTTGCGCGGCGTTCGCGTAAGTGAGGAACACCGCCGCCGCGCTATCGTTGAAACGGAAAAAGAACTCCGCTTCCTCGAGGAAGGCTTCACCCGTATTTGCGTCGAGGGCCTTGGCCTTAAAGCAATGGTAAACCCCGGCTCCCACGTACAGGTCAAAGCCCTCTTCTACGACATCCTCGGCCTGAAAGAAATCAAGAAGCGCAACAACCAAGGAGTCTACGCCCGCGCCTCCGATCGCGACACCCTTGAGAAACTTTCGCAATACTTCATCGCCCAGCCGTTCGTCAACTACATCCTTGCCATGCGGGACAAGCGGAAAGTCCTCGGCTTTCTCAAAACCCCGATCGACGAGGACGGTCGTATGCGGTGCAGCTTCGGCCTTGCTGGGACCAAGACAGGGCGACTTAACTCGTCCTTCTCCGACTTCGGCACAGGCACCAACCTGCAAAACATCGACAAGAACCTCAAATATATCTTCGTCGCAGACCCCGGCAAAGTCTTTGTCAACATCGACCTCGAACAAGCCGACTCCCGTAACGTCGGAGCGTTGTGTTGGGAAATCTTCTACGATGAGTATGGCGAAGATTTCGCTGGCTCTTACCTCAACGCTTGTGAGTCAGGCGACCTTCACACCACTGTATGCCGCATGGCCTGGCCGAACCTTGGATGGGACAACCCTGCCGATTACCGTTCTGTCGCAGACCAAATCGCCTATCGCACATACTCATTCCGAGACATGTCGAAGAAACTTGGCCACGGCAGTAACTACTACGGCCAGCCCCCGACCATGGCGATGCATGCGAAACTTCCTGTCCGCCAAGTCCAGGATTTCCAAGACGCTTACTTCGGCGCTTTCCCTTGTATTCCTGAGTGGCACAAGTGGACTATCGACAAACTCCAAACCACGCGCATCCTAACCCACCTCTTCGGACGCCGCCGCACTTTCTTCGGGGACGTGAAAGACCAGAACGTCATCAACGCCGCCATTGCCTATTCCCCACAGGGCATGACGGGAGAGGAAATCAACCGAGGCATCCTAAATCTTTGGTACGATCCGCGCTTTGAGTTGATGGTCCAGGTCCACGACTCAATCCTTTTCCAGGTGGACTACAAAGACGTGAACACGCTCGTCCCCTTGGCGCTGCAGAAGATGGAGGTGCACCGCCGCCTTAAAGGGGGCAGGGATTTCTACGTCCCGCTTGAAGCCGAGGTTGGTTTTAATTGGGGCAAGGCAAAGGAGTCAAACCCCCACGGCATGAAAACGTGGAGCGGTGAAGAAACTCGAAAGCCACCAAAACAACTGATGCAAAAACGCATTGGGCTATTCGACATGTAAAGGCAGGGACATGCAAAGAAAACTAGACAACTGGATCGACGGGTTTATGGAAATGACAGCCGGACTCCCGTCGCCCGAGTTGTTCAGAAAATGGAGCGCGATCAGTGCTATCGCCGGGGCTCTCGAACGTAAAGTTTGGGTGCACACTCTCGGCCAAAATCTTTATCCCACTATGTATGTTATCCTCGTCGCACCGCCAGGTGTTGGTAAGTCAGTCGTCACCTCGAAGGTCGGCAAGCTATGGGGCGCAATCCCTGACCAACACCTCGCAAGTTCTTCTGTAACCAAAGCCAGCCTCATCGACGACCTCCGCGATGCCACAAGGGAGATCGTTCGTCCGAGTTCCACACCGCCTTCGGACAAGTTCAACTCTCTTAAAATCTTGAGCAACGAGCTTGGGGTTTTGATCCCGTCATATGACAACGAGTTCATGAACGTACTCACAGACATTTACGACGGGTACGGGTATTCCGAGCGCCGCCGGTCCAAAGAACTTAACTTCGAACTTAAAGCACCGCAGTTTTCTTTGCTCGCGGCAACCACACCAAACTACCTAAGCAACATCCTGCCCGAAGGCGCTTGGGAGCAAGGTTTCTTGTCGCGTACCATTCTAGTCTACTCGGGGCTTACAGTTCTAGTCGATCCATTCTCTACCGGGAAGGTCGATGAAAAACAGGCAAAGGCACTCCAGACCGACCTCAACCGAATTGCCCTTATGTATGGGGAGATCACCTTCACCGAAGAGGCCAAAGCCGCCTTGACCGAATGGCATCTTGCAGGGGGGCCGCCTGCCCCGGACCACCCCAAGCTGCTTAACTACCGCACACGCCGTACCTTGCACCTGCTAAAACTTTGCATGGTGGCGAGTGTGGCCGACTCAGAAAGCTACGAGATAACCTTTGACCATTACCAAACCGCGTTGGACTGGTTGATCGAGGTTGAACACTACATCCCCGACATCTTCAAGTCGATGGCAACTGGCGGGGATATGAAAGCAATGGAGGACACTTGGTACTTTGTATATAAAATGTACCTCAAAGACAACGATCCAATTCCCGAGGCCAAGGTATTCCGGTTCTTGCAAGAACGAGTACCCGCCCACGCTGTCGAAAACATCATGACCATCATGGTAAAGTCAGGGCTGCTTAAAGAAAAGCAAGTCAATAAAATCGGGAGATGTTTTATCCCAATGGAAAGGGGGGCCTAAACCCCCCTCGCCTTTCTACCGTTTAGGAACTCAACCTTATCCCTACAGAGAGTAAGGTTGGTCCTATCCTTTCGCCAGTACGCCTCGACCTCTCTATCGTTAAGCCAGCGTTCCGGCAGTTGTTGCGGACCTTCGCAGGGGTCAGTCGAGCGTCTGTTGATTAAGTCGCCGCACCCGACTAGGCCCGAGGCACTGCTGAACAACAACAGGCTCAATATCACCCGCCGCAGCCAGCTCCGCTTCCAAGCGTCGCGTTTCTTTTTCAAGCGCGAGTCTTTCATTGTCGGCCTCCTTCCCCTTTTCGATTTCCGCCAATATAGCGGCCTTAGCGGCGTTCGAGGCGCGGGTGTATCCCATATAATACCCGGCCCCAACACAAGCCCCCACAACCGCTAATATCAAGGCATAGCGGGGGATCATGCCTTAATCGCAAGCGCAGCCGCCCGCGCCCCTTCATAGATAGCCTCGGCCAGCTGATCCTTACGCGCATCCGCCACCGTGCAGAAGCGATCATTGCCCGCGAAGTAGGGTTCAGTCATGATCGCCGGGGCACGTCCCGCCCATAGGCTAAGTCCCCCACGAGCATTCCGGCCCCGTGCTTCGATGCCATCGTTCTCATTGCCCATCACTTCCAGCACCCGCTTGTGCACCTCACGTGCGAGGATGCGCGAACCCTTTGTCCCACTGGTGAGGGTAAGACATCCTTCCGCCAGTCGGTTGGGCGACCCGTTGAAGTGGAGTTCCACCGAGACATCAGCGCCCCAGGCATCGACCTCGGCGTAAGCCCGGCGCACCTCAGTCGAGTACCCCCCGGTTGTCCGGTAGAAAATCTTCACATTCTCCGGGTCGAGTTCTTGGATCAAGGCGGCGAGGTGCGAGTTCCAAACGTACTCGCTAACCCCATCCAGCTTCCGTACCGCACCTTGCGCCCGAGCGTTATGCCCGACAACAATAGCAATCTTAGGCTCAGTCATGATACCCTCCTATCGGCAGTCGTCATTGGCGGGAAAAATTCTGTCGATGATCTTCCCACTGATAGTGTCGCTTCTGGATTGAATACCATCCATAACGCGGATGAAAATATTCAACATCCAGCTCGAAGCACCGCCCGCGACTGCCATGAGCAACTGCGGGGGCATCCCCCAATACGAAAATCTTTCCGTGGAGAGGAGCATAAGGATCGCCGCAATTCCAGCGGTAAGCATGATCCCTGTCAGCTTCTTTGTACTTTTCCGGTGGCGTGCGACAAGGCTCCCCGCAGCGAGTGCGAGAAACATCCCTCCGAAAAAGACATGTGGCGCAAGGCTGATACCAAGGCCCGCGAGGGCCAAGGTAACATAATCACGCGCGAGGTCTACTGTAAAATGCCGCATTAGTTTTCCTTACTTAGTTCGCTTGGTAGTGTAGCAGTTTCCATTTCGTGCCCGAGCGTATGAACGCGATGGTGGAATGCTGGTTGCTCAAAACCCGATCAACGCCGCACTCGATGTTGTTCACCCCGGTCTTGAAGGTGATGTTGGCACTGCTGCTGGTACGCGTGAACATCAGAACGGTCCCGCTCTCCGCGTTGGTCGCGTCGATGACGTTCACATCCTGCGGTGTGCCGACTTCAAGGACGTGATACTGGCTGTCAGGCGCGGCGGAAAGCGCACCACCCGACACGCTAAGGTCAGCGCCGCGCGATCCGATGTTCCAGCTTTTCAGTTTCAGATTGCCCGCGACGTTGGCGTTGCCCGTGATCTCAGCATTGCCCACGCTGTCGATCCGGAAAAGCTGGGTGTTGTTCCGCCACAACTCGAACTCGAAGGATACGCGAACCCCCATGCCGTTGTAATTTTTAATGTCTGCGTCGGTGTCCGCAGTGTTTGCTCCCGCAGTTCGTGTGGAAAGCCAGACCACAGGATCGTTATCGACAGCGTTACCAAGCGAGACAATCATTGCCCGCCCGAACTGCCGCCCTCCGTCCGCCGTGTCGCCGCGTGGCGTGTCGAACCTGATCCCTGCATTGTAGTAGTTCGGCCCCTGCCGGTAGGAACTCAGGCGAAGTTCAGCCTCAGAGTTTTCGTCCTCAATCCGGGCAAAATCGAAGAAGGCAGTTTGAACGTGTGCCTCTTCCCACTTTGAACCGGCAGTGCCGATACGGCTATCAGCGGTATTTACCGGCAAGATGCGACCCTGCCCGTTGATCTCAACAACACGCGCCTCGCCCGCCATGAAGTACAGGTTGCCGCTCTCGGTCGAGATACCGTTGTTGTTGTTTCCGATGTAGAAGTTGAACGGCGCACCGTCATTCGCAAAGCGCCAGCTATCCCCGTCTGTCTCGATGCGGGAAGTGATGCCGCCGACAGTGTATTCACGAATAAAGACACCGCCAGGGCGATAGTTCACCTCGTCAGGCGTGTCCGTGTCGTCGCGCGGATACAGATTGTATTCCAGCCGCTTCTTGTTCACCTCATATGAGGACGAACGCGCCTGCACGTCGCCATATTCAGTCCGCACCATGGAACCCGGCAACCAATCGCGGTTAGTGTTGCCCGAATAGGTAGCCGTGATGATGACATAGTCACCCCGGTTCAGAGGGAAGGCCACGGTTCCGCCAGCGCCGCGAAGCACAATCGAGTTGTCCGTCAATACGTCCATGTCCTGCGCGACGATATACAGGTCATTGACGCTTGCGCTTGTCGGAACCTTGTTGGTCGCAAGTGCTGCGGGAATTCCCCGAGCGTCACGACCCGCAGCGTCAAACGTCAGGAACGTGTCAAAATTCAGCGTCCCGACCCCGCCCGTCGGCTGGTTCAGCTTGTTCCATTCAGTGTAATCGCCGCCGAAGTCGGAATAGCCAGCACGCGGGAAGACTCCAACAGTCATGCCTGGGACCGCGCCAATGATGCCAGAACTCGGGTTGCCGGAGCCGTCCGCATAGATGCGGCAGCGAGGATCGACCACTACCACACGGTCAGCATCATTTCCGCTGTCATTCGGAAACTTGTTGGTGCCGCCAGAGATGAAGGAACACCCTGGCGCGAAGCGGATGCTATCGCCGTAAAGCTGGATCGTACCCGCGTCGAAATCCGCCCCGATCACATATGCCGCATTGGACTTGTTGAAGCATTCGAGGTCAATCGGCCCCCCTTTCTCCACGTTGTCGAAGCGGGGGCTGGATGCGTTGCCGCCAAAGCCCTGCATGAAGTGAAGGCCGTAGAGATAAACATCGCCAGTGCCGCTGGACGTCTCTGTGAAGTTGGCCTCGCTGGACAGGCCGTCGTAGTATTTGTCCTCACCATATGCGTCCCGGTTCGGGTACTGATCCATCAGCAGAACGGCGCAGCGGCTCCAACCCCAATGACCGCCCCACAGTCGGTGGTCCTTCTGCATGGCGATGTAGCAGTTGCCCGTATAGTTGTTCTGGTTCGTGTTGCCCCCGGAGGCCATGCGACCGCCAAAGTCGTTGCTGTCCTCGCTCCCAAGCAACCACTGCTTCACATTGTTCCAGCGGACAACGAGCGCGTTGTTGGACCGGCTCAGGGTGAGGTGCCCATAGTCACGGAAGTGATAGAGGTCTTGACCTCGACATGTTGTACCACCCGCGCCCTGATAACGGATGCCAGAACACAGGAAGTTGCAGTCGATCTCCCCGAAGATGAGTTGCGACCGCCGACAGCGCACGTTCAACAAGGGCAGCGCGGGAGTCGAAGCACTGGTAGTGACCGGAACGCCTCCACTGACAAAGGTTCCACCGAAGTGACTTTCCAGCCCGCCCCCGGTTGTCGCCGTGATGCGCCCCGTGATGTAAACATCAACCTCGCAGTTGTTGTCGCTCGACTTGCGCAGTTGCAGAGTCTCGCTCGACAAGAAATCCGCGTCACAGGTGAAAAGCATGTTGGTTTGCGGGTCGGAGCGGCTGTCCCGCGAAAGGTCCGCTGCGAAGGCAAACGCTGCGTTGAACTCCGCGGCCCGATCGACAGGAACACCGTTCGCCGGGAGCGTACAGCCCCACCACTCCGCCTTGATCCCCTGCGAGTAGAGCAGCTTGGCTTGCCCGGAGATGCCAGTCAAATCATGGAACGATCCGCCATCATCGGTTCCAGTCGCCGCCACTACAATCTCGTAAGTTGCACCCCCACCGTCTGCCGCGTGCTCGTATCCCCGAGTCGATACAACATCCCCGATCACAACTGCAGTAGACGCCTTCATGTCCGCCACAGTTTCAAACGTGAACTTGGTCGCCGCTGCTGCCGCTGTTGCCGAAGCCTCAGCCTGTTGTGCATCAAAGGCGCTAATGGCTGCTGCCGCCGCATCGGAGTTTGCATCGCTTGCCGAACTCGCTGCGGAGATAGCTGCCGAAGATGCAGTGTTTGCGTGGTTGAGTGCCGCTGCCTCAGACGCCGCTGCAAGCCCCTCGGAGACAGCCGCCGCAGCCGCCGATGCCGCAGCATTACTTGCCTCAGTAGCCGCAATCCCAGCAGAAGTAGCAGCCGCACTCGCATCACTTTGCGCATCCGATGCCGAGGTCGCCGCTGCGGTTGCCGAGTTTGCCGCTGCCGTTGCGCTATTGTCCGCCGCAACCGCTTTGGTAGATGCCGTACTCGCAGACGCCGCAGCCTTCAGTGCGTGGTGACGGGCAGAGTACTGCCCAGGATAGTTGGCGTTGTCCACAAAAGTATCTTCAGGGTTTTCTGCAAACTTTTGTGCGAGCTCTCCCCAACCCTGTGCGGAAGCAATCTGCGTGGTGGTCGGGCCTGGGATAAGGTTCCCGCCATCGTCCCAGACCGGAACGTCATCTTCGTCCCCCGGAGTGATGGTAATATCCGCCCCGCCTTCAGTCGTTTTGACCGCGCGATCAGCAACCGCACGGGTGTCCTGGATCATCATGGTAAGGCGATCCCAGACCCGCTCAACCACCTCGGCAAAGTAAGCCGTTTGGTTCGAGACCGAAGTAGTCTGGACGAGAGAAACATCCCGCGTGATCAGGATTTTGAAATCGGAACTTAGCGGCGAGCCGGAAAGCGGGTAGGTAACAGTACCCCCGTTCACATCCCCGAGGCCGGTGATTGTGTACTCGGAAGGAGTCGCCCGAGTTTGAATACCCGTAGCAATCTCCTCGATGAGGATGACTTCCGCACCTTCTTCTGGGATGTTGAAATTAAAAGGAAACGAGGTCGCGACCCCGTTCCCGATATAGGTAGAAAGTCGATTTTCAGTGGGGGTTGTCATTGGCCCCTCCTCTCAGGTAGATTGAGTGTGTTGTTGATGACCTCTTCTACCTGATCGAACAATCCTCTCAAGTAGAATACGTTTTGGTAAGCCCACAAACCTCGTGCGGTATGGACGGTGCCTTGAGTCGGGTCCGTGATACCAAGCGCTACGTTAGCACTCCGCTCAGCAAGATCAACTGAAGGCCCAAAGACCTGTCCGAGAAGGCCGGTTGCGCGACGTTGGGTAACAGGCTCTCCAGAGAAAGTCACCTTATCGCCAACTCCCGGGATGCGCTGAGCGATGTTCCACGGCTCGGCAAAGATACCAAGCATCCCAGACCTCGCGATCGCTTCGTCAGCCATTTTTCCCCAATCACCGTTCTGGAGGTCTTGCACCACTTCGTCGCCTTTTCCTCGGGACATGGCCCAAGTATAGTACGAAAGAGACCCAAGCGCAAGGGCAGTAATTATTCCTTGGAGTAGAGCCATATCAGGCTCCTGCGCTCCACGAAGCACCACCCTGTTTGTCGAGGTAAAGGTGAACGATCGAAACTGCGCGATGACTTTTGCGGCGACATTCTTGTCTACCCAATTCGGGCGGTCGAGACCGGGGGTTACAATGATGTCATTCGTCGCTTTGTTGACCGCAGCTGCATACGCTCGACGGAGGGTGACATCCTTCCAAGACTCGGTGTTAGGAAGCCAAACCCCATCGACTAGATCGCCGCCCTCTTCGCTTGTGAGTTCTTCCCACATACGGCGGGCGGTGGACTCGTTGATCCCCAACTCCGCGAGGAATGCTGTGTCTTTTTGCTTCGCAGTTCCTTTCGAAAGTTTTTCGAGAGCCGCTGAAATCTCTGCCATAGTGACGCTTGCGGTGATATGTTTCATCTCAGCAGTCCACCGATCGAAGCCCGCTACAAGTCCTGTCTTGTTCGCAAGGAAACCGGTAACGCGCTCGGGCGCCGACTTCCGGCTTGCGTAATCCTCCCACATATCGAATACAGCTTGCGCCCGGTTGTGCATGACCGGATCAAGAGCAACCCCAAGACGATTGGCCTCGGCGCGTGTCATCTTTACGCGGCTGAGATTGGAGAAGAATGGGGCGTATCCGTTGCGCAGTGTCTTGGCAATCCCATACCGCATAACAGGACGTGCAACATCCGCAAGTGAGGACAACACCACACTCCCCATAAACCGGGCCACGTTCACATCCATTGCAACACGGCCTGCGCGGTAAGGAATAGAGTTCGGGTCCTCGGGAACCCCTCGCTGGTGACGCAGCCTTGTGACCATAACACGCAAGTCAGTGTCCACCTGTTTCTGCAAAGCGAGCGTATCGGAAAGCGCTTTCTCTTTCTCGGCAGCTGGCCAGTCGATAAAGGTTTCCGGCTGTCCGTTGTCGCGAACCACCTGCCCCGCGTCGTTGGTTGGGAGAGGCTCGTTGTTCACGAAGCGCTGGTAATTCTCCTTCGACTTCGGGCGGGTGTTAGTGGACCCAAGACGCTCCCGGAACCGGCGGAAGTCCAGCTTAACCTCTTCGAAGATAGGCCCTGCGTTGACCGAGCCGAATGCGCGGTAGAGCTCAATGTCGGGCGCGATGCGACGAGTGTAAATACGGGAAAGCTTTTCCATATCTGTCTCGAGATACTTCGACTTCGTTTCAAGGGGAAGATTGAGCGTCCGTGCGAGTTCAGGCCCCCGCTTGCCGCCAAGGATTTCCAGCCCTGCGATCGGGTTCTTCAGTCCCATGATACGCTCGGCCAACTCTTCGGCAACCTCGCGGCCATAAGCGGAGAAGTCTGCAAAACCATTCTCCGAGTTCAAATCTTCCGCACCACGCTCACGCCACTTAGTATCGAAGTCCTCTTCCATCCGCCACAGGGTTTTGTTCAGCTCGTCGTAAGCCTCCTTCTGCGCTTCGGGGGAGATGTCCTCAATCTTCTGCGCAAGCTTTTCCTGACGAAGGGCACGCTTTGCGTTGAGGTCGCGCACCCGCACGTTGTTCAAATCCTGAACCGCCCGAAGCATTTCACGAGCATCCTCCGCGTCAAAAGACTCATGCTTTTCGATCTTTGCGATAACCTCATCTGCACGGGCGTCAGCAGCATCCCGCCGCTTGGACAGGAGTGCCATGCGATTGTATGCATCGAAAGCAGCTTGGCCGGAAAGCGGCTTGCCTTTATAGACCTTCTCCATCATGCGCTTCTGCGTCTCGACCGACTTCAACGCCTTTTCGAGTTGCTTGAAAAGCTTCTTCGTCTCTGCGTCAAGTTTCTTAGCAGAAATCCGATCAAGCTTCTTCCCGAGCCGGATGCCCGCGTTGGTCACACGCTCGAGTGCGTTAAGGTCTTGGACCTCAAGTTCTTCGATCCGCTCGGCAAGGCGCTGCGCTTCTTCCGCAAGCTTACCGGAGTTCTGGTTAAGCACACGTTGCTCAGCTTTGATTTGCTTGAGCTCTTCTTGCAGGTCAACCAAGTCGGGCGGCATATCCCGCTGGTCGCGATGCGCCTTCACATCTTCCTTGATCTGCTCAACCAAGTCCTCGTCGCCAGCTTTCTTGGCCGCACGTTGTTGGCGCTGCAGAAGAAGATCGCGTTCTTTCCAATCGGAGTAGAGAGGGTCATCCGCAATCTCCTGCAACCGGATTTCGTTTTGCTCGTAGTTAGCACGGGCCTGGGCCTCGTCCATAACCATAGCATCGGCCAGTTGCTGCATCCGATCGCGGCGCTTCTTGTACCGCTCAAAGTCCTTGCGGAAAGAAGATAGCTGGTTCGCTTCCGCGTTGTCGGTGAGGTCGGCAATAAACTCATCATACTTCTGCGCAATGGTCTCGGGAGAGAATACATGAGTCACCCACTTCTGCGCATCGGGGCCGAGGTTCCCTTCCGGGTCGAACAAGCGACGAGCGTTTGGGTCTTGCGCGAGACGGAACTCGTAAGCCTCATTTGCATACTCCCCAATCTTTGCGGAAAACTTTTCCCATGCCTTAGCGGCCTTAACCACATTCGGGTCGGGATGTTCCTCGCCAGTCTGCGCCACGCGGAACACTTCCCGGTTAAAGTCCTCGTGGGAAAGTTTCCCTTCCGGGTTTAGCAGCGCCGCTTTTACGCGAGCCGGGCTTGCCCACTGGAGTTGCCCTTCGGGAAGTTTATCCCCCTCAATATGCCGGGCAAAGGCATCGTCGAGTTCTTGGATAAAGGTAGCCTCGAACGCATCGTATTCTGCAATCCGCGCCTCAACCGTACCTTGCTCCGCGTGAGGCGCGAACGCCATATTCCCCTCGGTACGAAGCCCGGCGTCGTGCATCTGGAGGGTAGCCCGCCGCGCAACCTCACTCACCGTTTGGTTCACGTTGCGGGTGACGGGGTTCAGCTTCCCGAGCTTGTCGATCAACTGCCGCGCAACTGCATTCGGAGCGTAGAACGGAGTTACCGGGTTGGCGGTAGATTTCGCGCCGACGCTGCTATCTCCCCCGTTCAACCGCAGTGCTTGAATTTCTTCCGGGGTGAGATCGGACAACTCATCGCCAGCACGCCCGGTGCGGGACTCAAGTTTAGCGCCATCGCCGTAAGTGTAAAGTATGGCCTGTTGCTCGTCGGGACGGGCCATACCTACCTCGGCACGCGCCCGCTCAATCGGTGACATATGCCGCGCAGCGGTGCCCAACAGCCCGCCTACAATAGTGCCCCCTGCAATCCCCAACGCAACATCTTCCAGCGAGCGATCGTACTGCGAATTGACCAAAGCCAACTCATCCGCAGTCGCCCCGGCTGCCGCTAGAGTGAACGCTTGCCGCATACCGGCCAGTCCTCGTGCGGGACCAAACGCCGGAATAACGACTGTTGGCGAAAGCAGTCCAGCCGCAGCACTTGCCGCTACACCGCCCCATCCTCCAGCCGCAAGGGTCTCACGATCATTACGTTCCTCGATGATGCGGCTTCGGATATGGTCGTACTCTTCCTGACTACGCGCGGCGGCGAGCGTCTCATAGTGATCGAAGTACAAATCGTCGTCTACTCCGGCCTTCGCTATGTCGAAAGAAGGATCAGCCTCAAACGCAGGCTGGTCAAAGTAACGCAGGGTAGACACCACCGGGTTATCCTGACGAAACCCTGCCCCAAAGAGGTCGCCCGCAGAGGGTGCTTCTTGTGCCTGTTCACCAATCCCATATGGGTTATAGGCCAGTCCAGGGATGTTATTAACGACGGGCATTTTCTTTCCTCTTCGCGATAAGGGCACGGAGTTCTTCGATCCCGGTAGGCGCGAGCATTCCGCCTAGAAGGAAGTCTGTTTCAGCTGCTGCATCGGCTTGGCGTTGAAGTTCCTCAAGCCGCGCAAGTTCTTCTTCGAGGACATGAAGCGGGGTCTCGGGCACAATCCGCTCGACATCTCCACTTGGGGCGCCTTGCTCCAGTTCCCGCATCTGCTGGTTGATCTGTTCCAGCTCTTCCGCTGCGCCTTCCGGTTGCGTACCCCCAGCTTGTCCGAACGCGAAGATGGCATCCCGGCGTTGCTTGAGGCTGGAGTACTGCGCCGCTCGGTCGATGTTGTTGCGCATCTCCGGAGTAACTTCAGCCGCAAACCGAAGAGGCATTCCATCTTCTCCCCGGCGCACTTCAATCGTACCATCAGGGTTTTTCACAACGACTTGGTAACTCGCGTTAAGCATACCTTCCCGGTTCTCAGTCGAGCGGTACCGATCACCCTCCATGAGTGTCTGCCCGTCCGCAACGAGTTGGAATGTAGCATCTTCTGGCAAGCGAAGTTCTTCACGAACCTGTTGGTCGATCCAGTCGTAGCTTCCCTCGATTGAGGAATAGTAGCGCTCGGGGCTGTCCCGCAGCATACGGTTCTCCCCGCCGATACGCGAAACAGACCAACGCTGCGATGCCATCTGCCGCGCGTAATCGAGTGCGCCATCCTCACTCCCACCGACGACAAAACCCTCAACAAACAGCTTTCGCATATCATTGCGAAACACAGCCTGTTGCCCAGGGTCGAGTGGCATATAGGGTTCATCAAACGGAAGCCAAGACTCAAACGCGGAGGTCAGGTTCGAGTCGGTGATATTCTCATCAAAGTATTCTCCGGCGTCTTTCCGCATCTGTTTGACCTGCATCCCTTTCGTCGGATCGCGCAGGTCGGTAATGCGCTGATTGATTTCCTCTTGCGTGTAGTACGGGCGAAGGCTCCCGGCCAGGATCGCGAGGCTTTGCGCATCTTTCGAAAGCCCTGTGGTTTTCTCAAGCGCGTGCGGGTCGGAGGCGTGGATGTTGGAGAGAATGTCCGTAGCATACGCGCGCGCGGCAGGATCATTGCCGAGGATTTGGCTGTTCAACTCCTTCGCCACCCCGGATGGGATATAGCCCGCTCGTTGCGCAATTGGAATAACAGTGCTTTGCGCATAGTCGGTGTTGAGCTCCCGAACCGCCGCAGTGCCTTGGTCCCCGAGGTACGCGTTCAATGCAGCGTTGTCGGTTAGAGACAAGCTTTGCCCGGAGATAATTTTATCCCCGACCAGCGCGGCCCCAGCCTCAGCCTTCGCGCGTGCGTTAACCACCCGGCGGAAGCGGGTTACATCTTTCTCGCTGCGTAGGAGATTTTGGCGAATAAGTTCCTGCTCATCTTCCAGCTGAAACCCGCCCTGACTTGCCGCAAGAAACATTTCTTCCTGCTTCGCCTCAAATTCCCGTTGACGCTGCTCAAGACGTTGCTGCTCGAGTGTAGCCGATTGCTTTGCGCCAAGGTTTGCGAGTTGGTTCTTTTCCGCAAAGGACAGCGAAGCAAACCGCTCATCCTGCCAGATGTCGGGAAGTTCCGCCGAGCCGGTTCCACCTCCTGAAATGCCATCGGCCCCCATGATGATGTTAGCGAACTCATCCCCAGACATTGTGCGGAATGCTTCCCACCCACCAGACTCGTCGGTAAGTGCATCTTTCATCGACATGATGAGGTCGCGGTTGCCCGATTGCAGCACTTGGTCGAATGTAAGTTCACCCGGCCCTACCTGCCGGTTATAGATTTTCCGGGCAAGATGGAGCGCCGCACGGTCCTGGGACTCAGGGGAGAAATCTGTAAGCCCCAACTCCGCTGCGACTTGGTTCCATGTAGTGAGTGTGAACTGGTAACGCCCTGCCGCCGAGGACATCCGCCCATCCGCCCGCTCAACCATGATGCCAGGGTGCTTGGAGAAGTCGTCAAAAGTCTGAGGACCATCCTTCCCGCCAAACCGTACGTTGTATTTGTCGCCAGACTCGCGGCGGGATATGGCGTTAAGGACACCGCGCTCATGGGGAAGGAGCCCTGCCGCAACAACATCTTCCCCGGTGGCTTCCCGCACAGTCCCCTTCAACTCACGCGCAAACTCCATCTCCTTCTGGAAGGTGGCCTTTGCGAGGAAGCGTTCCGCTTCGAGTGCGAACTGCTGTTGTTCGGCCTCGGGGAGATCGCTCGCTTGGATAAGGTTTGCGATGTTCGCCGCAGCCTCGTCGTAGGAAACTTCTCCCGAAAGAATGTCAGCCGCTTGCAGGTCGATCGCCCGCTTAGTCTCATTGCGGAAATATTCATTCCCCTTTTGAAACTCAAAGTCGAACGCGGATGTCAGCTTGTTTTGCAGCACCCCTTCAGTCCGTGCGCCGTATTCCTCGCGAACAGTTTCAGGAAGCCCTTTCAGAAATTCCTCTCGCGAAGCTGAAACAACATCGTTGGTCTGGTTCGTAACCCCGCGCCCATCCGCAGGTGCTTGGCGAAGAAGCTCAGCTTGATTGCGGTTGAGTTCCCCCACCCAGCGCTGATAGCTTTCTTCCGCGGCAAACCGATCTTGCTTCTTTTGCCGGGCGTCGATGGTCTCGAGGATGCGCGCTTGTGCGTCAGCCGCTTCCCCGAGACTGCCCGCCAACTGCCCGACGGCCCTAGCAACTCCCTCACCGAAAGCCCCGGCGGCAGGAGTTGCGCTTGTTGTTTGCTGACGACTTGCACCGGGGCGCAGACGAATATCACCGATAGCCATTAGATAGCCAGCTCCTTACGCTTTAGTTCATTGATTTTTGTGGCCCCGGAGATAAGGGAACTGCCTACCCCAAGCACTCCGGAGATACCGGCAAAGCGACTCGCGGACCGAGCAGAACTCGCCCGTGTGCGTTGATCGGCGGCTTGCTGTTGGAGGCGACGTGCTTCAGCATCCCCCTCGAAGATAATTGTGCCACGGTCCCGCGCCGCCAGCTCTCGAAGGGTTTTACGCTGAAGCGCATACGAACCCCCGGAAAGCCCGGACGCGCTTTGCTGTGCGATCAGTGCGCCAAGTTCCTGGCTCGCATCGAAGTCTTGACGCTGCGCGCGAAGGGCTGCTTCTTGCGTTGCCTTTTCAGCATTTTCTTCAAGAATGGTTGCGTTTGCCGCTGCCTGTTCCTCGGTAAAGCGCGCCTCGTTTATCGAAGAGATCGTGCCAAGGACTCCTGTCGCAACAGACGCCGCAGTCCCAAGTGCTGTAAGGGTAGTCGCGCCTGCCCCGGCCACAGCCCCGCCTGCGCCCGCAAGGAATGGTATCGCCATTGCCATAGTTATTTCCTCTCCAGAAGTAGACGATCGCCCCGAACGTCCACCTGTTCAAATCCAAAAAATTCAGCAAAGCGCCGTGCTGTTTCGTCCCCGGAAAAGACTTCTGCCCGAAAAGCTAGGCGAGGGTGCTGGGAGACAATCTCCTCAAAGAGTTTCTTCGCCGGGCGGATGTCGGCAATCCTGGGAATGTAACCGCCAACAAAGCCTAGCCAAAGAACAACACGCCCAGAGATAGCCCCAGAAGGCATGAACCCAAGCACTGCGATTGTCTCTTCTTTTTTGATGAGGTAGTAATCTTCCGTAACCACCTTCAGCTGTTCTGTGATTTTGTCGTCAACCTTTTTGGAGACTTGACGCCACAAGCCCCCATCGAGTTCCGACCTACGAACGGCGATCATCCTGTATCTCCAAAGTCCATTTCAACTGTGTATCCGAGTATTGTTGCGGGTAGTGGATACTCTTGCCTCCCAACGAAATACTGAGACAGGCTCATCGTATCCGAAAGGAGAAGTTCTGTGATGTCGGTTATAAGGGCGATCTCCTCGCCCCAAGCCTCGTCAGTGCGCTCTTTCATTTCGACCAAGTAGTCGAAGCTGGTTCCAAACTTCATGCCCCGGGAGGATTGCAGGCGGGGGAATACGGTGTGGAGGCGCTTCGGTTTCCCGTTCACATTCAACTGGTTCGAAGTCAGCGGAAGCGAGGAGAAGTCGCAAACATAAGGCAAGCCGACATAAATCTTAGTAGCGGGGTGCTCGAGCGTTATCTTACCATTCGTAACGGTTACGTCGAGGTAGGCATTCCCATCCGCGCAGACAGAAACTGTTTCGCCCTCGAGGTGCCAAAGCCCCGATACTACCGTGGTCGGCGTGCCGATCTCCCAAGTCCGCGAAGCAGCAGGAGTCGGCAAGCCCCCTTCTTTTTGCGGAAGGACATCCGATGCCGGTCGGAGCCATGTGCCAGTCGCTTCAAGCGAGGATAGAAGATTGTCAATTCGGAACTTTCCCCCTGCTACATAAATGATGTCACCAATTTGGCTGGGCGAGAATACTGAGCCAGAAATGGTAGCAACGGCTTCACCGGACGCTCCATCGAATGTAAGAGAGCCGATGCCCTCACGCAAGCCGTACTTCAGCCCACAGTCCACTCCCCAATAATCCTCAACCAGATCATCTTTGCGCACCGGAACTCGCTCGACTACGTTGACATATTTCCCACGAAGATACCGGCGGACGAGTTGGTACTTAGTCGGAACATCGTTCTCTCGAATGACCTCGGTGTCGAAGTAGTAACCTTGAGTCTCTTGCACTGCGAACGCGTAAACATCCTGATCCCGGATGTAGGTCATGGTCAACTCGCGCCCATCCGAGCGTGGCATGTAGATCGTGTTCGCCGGAAGCTGCGCGCTAACCATGCGAGTGATTTCTTTACTCGGCCCAATGAGATGGGAGGCGAGAATAGAAAGCTCTTGGAGTTTAAAGCTTTCGGTGTACTCCGTATAGAGCATTGCGTAAAGGGTTGTGGAGTCCTCGGTAGTGAATAGCACGTCGAGGTTATAAAGCAGCGGCGGGGTGTCCGAGACATCGACATAGAGCTGCGGCTCGGCAACAGCAGACCCGGCGTTAATTGCGCGACCGGACTCGGCTAGGATTTGAGTAACCCCGTCGTCTGTAAAGATCAGCAAGCCATTCCGCAGCACTACAACATGCTTGATCGGCTTGACTGTAACTGAGTCAATGTCGAAGGTATAGGGGTCGTCTGCGCCCCCCGAGCCCGTATCGTAGTTGTCGAGCTCCTTCGGGCGCGATGCCCACAGCGTAACGGGAAAGGACTCCGACGCAAAGTAAATCCCACGGCGTTGAAAGATTTTAAACAGCTTCGGGTTAGTGCCCGCGTCCGGTCCAATCTCAACGTCGAAAGTGGCACCAGTCCCGCCGCTAGTGCCGATTGTAACTGTGACGGGGGCGGAGTACCCGCTACCTCCGTTTACAATGGAAATGCCGATTATGCTCCCGCTGTCCGAGACGATGGGATAACCGTCAAATCCACTGCCCCCGCCACTAACTGAGACGGTATCGGACTTGGCGTAGCCACTCCCGCCTGCAGTTACCTCGATGAAAGTGATCGCCCCCTGCGCGAAAGGGTCAACCCGAGTGGGCGGCGCCTTCGTGAAATCAGGAGTGATGTTGTTGTCGTTGAATGTCGGGCCGAAGTTGTACCCGATGAAACCGAGTTGCTCGCCCTTCGTCACCTCAGCAGAACCTGGGACCAGCAGCGAGCGGTAGAAGTTATACCGGACCGCGCCCGGCACCGGATCGCACTCGATGTTGAGGTTGCCCTCGGTTACGGAATAATTTACAGAGGACTGCTCAAGCGCGTAGTCGCTAGGGAGGGATTCATTCCCATCCCGGTCAACCGCAGTTACAACAACCGCCACGCCAACATCCCCAGCTGCCGAAGGGGTTAGCGCCACATTTGTCGGGGCAGCCAATCCTTCCGAAACATTCACCACGTTCAGGTCCCAATCATTCGCGGCGTTAAAGGTGAGCACTCGACGCTTGTAGTCAACGCTTGTGATGCGGACTGTGTTGAGGTTCTGCTCGAAAGAAATGCTCGGCAAATCTTCCCCGGCGTAAGGGGTGTTGCGCTCGTAGACTTTCGTAACAGTGGCGGAAACCGAAGCGCCGCCCGTGCCGAGGAAGTTCACATCCGCCCCAAAGACATCAGTTACTTTGAAGTCATTTGCAGTGGCATTTTTGACGATGAGGTATTGCTGGTCGATCACGTCAGAGTCCGGTGCTTCAACGTAAATCCAATCCCCATTTGAGTAGCCGTGGGCGGCGTAGGTGAAGAGGATCGGGTTGTCGTCTGTCACCGTCATGTTGTAGGAGGCGTCCTCGAGGACATACCCGCCGTTTTGGATAACCCGCATGTAGCCATCTCCGAAGAGAAGCAAGGTGTCGGTTACAGTCCCGCGAAACCGAACAAGCTTCCCAACCTGATCGGCGTCTTTTGTGAGGCCAACGATCTCCGACCCGACGCGGGTTTTAATACCGCCCTGCGGATCGACAATAAAGTTCAGGCACTTCCGCAGCCCAAGGTCGTACTTCGCGAGATCAGAGCGGTTTGCATACGCGTCGGACACTTCGCCTGCGGTAAAGGCGTACTGGATTTTATCCTCAACTGCCATTGTAGAAATCCCCATCACGATCGGTAAAGGAGTTGAAGAATACTTCCTGACGGGCGGGGCCTTCGTACCCACGAGCGGCAATCGCTTCCGGGAGCGCATCGACTTGGAACTCAGCTTGATTGGCCGCTTCTTCCCGCGCAGCGTTGATGAACTCAAACGCTTCTTCACGGAGGCGATCCCGGCTGCCAAGTTTCGCGTTGACCTGGCTCACAATGTTGAAAGCGAGCATGCGGAAAACCGCTTGCTGGAAACCGTTGTCCCAATAGGAAACTACGGGCTGGTCAACCACATAGCGGAGGATTGCGTTCTCGGTGTTGGTCATGAGGGAAGGAACTCCGCTGTGAAGGCCGAGCTCATACTTCCCAAAACCCATGATGTAGAAGGGAGCGACGTGATTGGAAGGGAGGGAATACGCGTAACGCCAATTCGGCCCAGGGTCGCCGGGCGCCCAAGCCTGCCCAAAGTCCCGCTCAGCCTTAACTGCAAGCTGCGCCCAATCGAGCGCACAGGGCCAAGGAGCGAGCTTGTTCACATGAAGGCGGGTGGTATCGTACCACTGGCGGCAAATGTTTGCTTGGGTAGAGTTTTCTGTCTCGGAGGAAATACGGCCTGTTGTGCCACACGCCCCGAGGGCCAGGTTCCAGATTTCAATTTTGGTGGTGGCCATCTATCTTTCCTTCGGTAAAAGGTGGGGGAGTGTCGTTCCCATAACACTCCCCCGTAACTAACAGCGGCTGCCCTCGCTGCTAGTATGCTTTAGCCCAGGTACTTCGCGGACTGCGGAGCCTCGCCCTCGGCAAAAGTCAGCACGGTTCCGATTTCGACACGGCGCGAGCCATTCCACAGCGCATTGGTCAGGCGATACTTCCCGGCCGGGCGGGGCTTCTTGACCGGCGGCGGCGCTTTGTTCTGGGACAGCGTTTGCACGACTTTGTTGAGATGTTCGATCTGGGCAAGTGCCTCTGCGAGGGCGTTGTTCAACTGCTCGAAAGCAGTCGCATCATTGGAGGTGGGCACTTCATCAGACGAAATGTCCGAAGCCTTGGCGGCGTCTTTCACATCCTTCGTCAACTCTTCAGCAGTTTTCGCGGCAGCGTCGTCGGCGGCTTTCTGCATGTTGGTCTGGGTTGCGGGTGCGTTGTCGTTGAGGTCTTTGAAGGTATCGGGGGATTTTGCTTCCCCCGACCCTTTCACCTCAGCCGACTGTTTGGTGGCTGATTGCTTGGTCATATCAGGGCGCCTCCTTAAACGCCGTCGTATTCAGGGTAGTGACGGTTGTTCTGCACCGTCGGCGTCAGGAAAGCGTCGATCGTGCCGCCGGTGAAAACCTCACCCCCGACGATCAGCTTGATCCCGACATAGCGCTCATAGGCGGGGTCCTCCATCGGGAGCGCCACCGCGCAGATACGCTTACCTGCAACAGCCGCCGCTTCGGCCACCTCGCCGGAAACGAAGTGGACAGTTGCGGTTGCGGGGTTGGGCGGGTTCTGGGCGTCGGAGATCAGCGCAACCTGGATCGAAGCCCCGTTCGTCGCGGACACGAGGTCCTCGGTGACACTTGCGACAAAGTACAGCATATTCATGTTGCCAATGTCGCGGACATCGCGGATGTCCATAACGTCACCTGCGGCGTAACCGGCGGCGACAGTGCCCGCGGTGATAACCGAGAGCCCTTCGCCAAACATGGAAAGTTTATCTGTGATCATTGGAGGCCTCCTTACACGACCCGTGTTTCATCGACCTGCAGCGCATCCGTGCGGCTGATCGGGATTTCGTCAAACGCCATGACACGCTTGCCGCCCACCATGTCGGTGGTGAGGGTGGAATTGGAAACACCCTTGGCAACCTGCTGGCGAAGTTTGGTGCGGACTTTCCGGTCCATGTAGAACGAGAAGTTTGCCGCGCCGAGGTTCGGCACACGCTCCGTCGCCTCGAACATGAGGTCGGGGAGGTTCGCGCCGGTGGACGCGTCGGGGGTCAGCAGGCTGCGGTCGATGTTGCAGATGCGAACAACATAGCGCCAGTCACGGAGGGTCAAACCGAACTTCCACTTGTAGTGGGTGCGGTAGGCTTCCATGCGACCCTGCTGCCCATCGACGTTCTCGATGGTAACCTGGCCCTTGTCCTCCTGCTCGATCCCAGCTTTGGAGCCTTTGGGATAGATGCCGTGACAAGTGGTCTGTCCCCAGCCGATAAGCCAGATGGAGGCGTTGTCCGTTCCGGTGCCGCCAGCGTCAATGATGTTGTCCGCGGTCTCGGCAGACAGGTCATTGTACCGCGGGTTGAGGCCGGTGAACTTCTCGGACTCGATCGAGTCGTCAGCGGAGAAAAGATTGTTCGCCATGTCCTGAGACATGCCTTCCATGAACGGCTTTTCTTCCTGCAAGCGCCATGCAGCCGAGTTGCCGTTGAGGTTTGCGGCCTCGACGTCGATCTCGGAATAGGCTTCCATCATACCGATCGAATCGGTGATGGACGCGGAGGTCGATTTGGTCGGCTGAACACCGCCATAGAGACGACGCCAGGTGGGCTGCGGCAGGCCGGTGCGGATGGTGGTTTTGTGCCCGGTTGCCAGGTTGCCCTCGACCATAACCATGTGGTTGAGGATTTCGTTGGTTTCGTTCAGGATCTCAACGATGTCAGCGATGCTGCCGTCGGGATCAGTGACCTGTGCGATGTCAAGCAGTGTCGGCCACTTCGTTTCAAGTACAGCCATGGGTTAGTCCTTTTTGGCCATCGAGGGGTACAGGCGTGCCGCCCGGTCCTCTGGAGTGGATGGTGCTTCCCCGGTCTTTGGAGGTTGTTCGAGGAAAGGTTGAACCAGCTTGTGTGCCAGCTGGATGAAGTGCGGATTATCACCAAGGCCAGTCGCATCAAGGGCGTCATAAACCTCTTGACCTGCGCCAGCAGCATCGAAACCGCTTTTAATGGAAGCGAGTGTTGCGTCGAACTTTTCGCCTCCAATCTCGGGGAGCGCTTTGGCCGCAGTGTGCCATTCGCTCCGTGTTTTGTTCCAGTCGTCAGTCAGCTGCTGGACGGTGTTGGTCACTGCATCCTTGTGCATTTCCAGCATCTTGCCGACGAGTTCTTGTTTGGAAAGGTTTTCGTCGTTGAGCATCTCGACAAAAGCCGCGCCTTCCTCTTCGCCAAACTCCATCCCCTCGGGGAGGGTGATGTCCTCAAGCTTGATTGGCTCGGGAGGAGTTTCTTCCCCTTTCGGAGGATCAGCGGGGTCGGCGGGATCAGGCTTGGGGTCGTTCCCCTCGTCGGGCTTTGGATCTGCCCCGGAAATCAGCGACTTGTCCGAGGGCGCGGGGTCAGCCGGAGCCGGGTCAGCAGGGGGCGTGGCTGGTTCGCCGCCGCCTGCCGCAGGTTCACCAGGCTCTTCGCGGAACGCCATCGCGAGGGGCTGGAGGAAGGAAAAGAATGGGTTGGTGCGGTACATCAGGTTGCTCCTTTGCGGGTATGGGTAGGATACGGGTTCAGGGATTGGATGTCAAGAGACTAGATGTATGGCCCATTGCGCTGTGGGACGGGCCATACAATACTGCTTACTCTTTTTCATTGCCCCCGGTCTCAAGGAGGTAATTGATCCGGGAGAGTTGCAGCTCGTGGTACAGGGTTGGGTCGTAGTTTTCGAGAAGCCCTTTAACCTCCAGCCCGGCATCGCGGTAGCCGAGTACGCGTTGCGCCTCCCCGCCGTCAGTCGGCGTTGTGTTGTAAAGGCCGGTGAGCTCGAAAAAGTTTTGCATGAAGAATTGGAGGGCGGGCCGTTCCCGAATGAGGTCGATGGCCTCCTCCATCCATACTTCCTCTTGAGTCTTTGACATGGCTTACCCTCCAAGCAGTGCGGCGACAGCGTTTTGCCCGCCGCCGACATCGACCGAACCTGCGGCTTGCGCAGCACCCGCGAGGTCTTTCGACACCGCAGCTGTTTCGGCGAGTTGTTGATTTTGCGCGTCGGCTTCGTTGGCCTGGGCTACCTCTTCGGCGGAGAAGAGAGACTCCGGCTTGGTGCCGATGCCTTCGGCGTAGTCGCGGATGAGTTGCTCGACGTTGGGGATATTTTTCGCCGAGGGCCAGATAGCCGTGACCTGCGCCACAGTTGCAAGAAGCCGCTCGATCGGAACAGTGCCAACAGCGCGTTGTGCGTCCGCGAGTACGGAAACATATTGCACGTCGATCTGACGGCCGTCGAGTTCTTCAGGGGGCTCGGGGAGAAGTCCAGCCCGATCACAGATGGCGAACACCCGTTTGAGTGCGGGGTTGAGTCCCTCGTTCTCGAAACGTTCGAGTACCGGCCCGAGGTGGACAAGCTTCTCTTCCCGCCGCGCGTCGATCTCGGTAGCAGAGCGGACAGTCTCGAGGTTCGAGATCATGTTGAAGAGGTTGTTGTGGCACGTTTCGCGAATACGCTGCTCGAGGGCCTGGATGTCGATGGCGACCTCTTGGAAGGGGAAGCGCATGTCGTAGGCCTTCTTCGCACCGAAGTTGGAGGACAGCGCGTTGGCGTAGGTGATGCCGCCAGAGTGGAGCGCCTTTGGCCGGTTGCGCAACTGCTGATCGACGATGAGTGGGGGCTTGAGTTCTTTCTGCCGCCCCTTCGCCTTGTCGAGGGTGATGCTTTGGAGTTCGATCGCGTCGCCTAGTGCGTCCATTGCAGGGGAGGTGCCGTAGGCGTCGCCGGAGTGGAGTTCCCAGCGCGGAGTTACGAGGGGCCACTCGCGCACGGGAGATACTTGGAGGACCTCGCCATCCTCGGCTTTGTCGAGCCAATAGACTTCCCGCCACTTCGCAGGGACTTTGAGGAGTCCGTCGTCGCGGTTTACCTCGACCATGTGCACGACAACGTGGAGGTTGAGTAGCTGCGGCCCGCCGTTTTCGTACTGGAGGCGGATGTGGAGGGGGAGGTTCTCCTTCCCAAACTTCTTCGCGAGGTTCTCGGTCGAGTCTGCGTACTTTCGCGCGAGTCGGTTGACCCGGCCCGTGTCGTCTTGGGAGATGTAGAACTCGCCAATCGCATAGTTGTAGCAGCGGATGACATCGTCGAAGTCCTCGTAGATGCCCATAGCGGCAGTGCCGAAGGTGCACCACTCGAGATACATCGCGGCCATCGAGTTGTAGAAGTTCGACTCGGCCAAGACCTGCATCATGATGCGCTCGACTTCGGAGAGGTAGACCTTTGCCGATTGAGAGAGCTGGTCCTCGGGAAGGCCGGTCAGGCGAAGGCGGAACCACGGACGGGCGGGAGAGGTGATCCCATTCATCATGCCCGAGGCAAGCGTGCGCACCGCAAGCGTGGTGGTGGAGTTGAGGATTTTCCGATTGCGCGCAGTCGCGGCTTTGGAGCGTTGCTCGGCGGCAGAGCGGAGATAAGGCGCCCGGCGAGGGAGGAAGTAATCCGCCACCTCCCGCCAGTGTGTGAACCAAGGCGTCCGCGTAGTGTGCATGGAGACCATTTGGCGTTTGAGGCCCTGATGGGCGGCGGTGTTGACTTTCACGACGTGCTCCCAAGCAGGCTGGGCCGACCGGTTTTCGGCAAATTGGTGACGCCGACAGTCGGGGAAATGGACCGGGTTGAGGAACCAGGCTGAGGCTGCGACGTGCCGCGCGTTATGAACGAGGCTTGTGTAGGCGCAAAGGCTGCAGGGGGCGGGGCGGTTACTTGAGGGCGTTTCATTTAATAGTCCTCCAAATCTTCGTGAGGGTTGGGTTCGTCGTAGGCTTCTTCGTCAGCGCCGGGCCCAAATGGCGTTACGACGATCTGGTCGAGGAAGCTAAAGGCAAGGGAGCAAGCGAGCGCATCGGTGGCGTCGGGCGATTTTTCCCCACGGCGCTTGAGGTCTCGCTTGGCCTCGAGTTGGATTACATCCTCCTTGGAGTAGGTGTAGGTGGTTACAGACATCTCGGTAGGCAGGGACTGCTCGATCATGGGAATTTCTTCCGGGATGCAGCCTACCTTGAGCCAATCGCGGAGTGCGCCGTAGATGCCTGCGCGTTTGTTGAGGTACTTGAGGGAAGAGGCGTCGGCGCCGTAGCCCTCGCGATCGTCTTTTGAGCCGAATGATACCTCGTAGACGGGGAGTCCCATGGCGAGTAGGTTATCGAACACCGCGGCCCCGAAGCTGCCGGTGTCGATGCAGATTGCGGAAGCGTTGAGTTCATTGTAGGCGCGAACAATCTCGGCGGTAAGTTGGACGGTTGAGAGCCCTTGGAATACGCGGGGTTGGAGGGTCCGGGCGTCGCGTCCTTTGCGTGGGTAGATGACTGATTTGTCGTCGCCGTAGCGGGCGCAGTCAACGCCGAGGACGATCGGGGCAGAATTGCCTTCGGGGAGTTTCCGCTTGGTTGCTTCGAGGGCGAGCTCGTAGGAGATGAAGGAGGCGGCGTCGACTCGGGGGAACACGCCGCGCACACGAACGCGAACGAAGTCGTGGTCGAGCCCGTAGTCCTCGATCCAGCGCTCGATCTGCTTGTGGTTGGAGAAAGAGACTTCGCGGGAGTCGATTGCGCGAGACTTCCAACGCTTTTCGAAACGCCCGCCGGGGAAGCACTCGCGGAAACGGCCGGAGGATTTAGTCGGGTTGCCGAAGCACACCCAGAAGATTTGCGTGTTCTTGTCGGTAAGCGCGCCTTCGGTGGTCTCCCAGATGAGGTCGTGGATGGCCGAGGCCTCGTCGAATATGATGAGGATACGCTTGCCTTGGTTGTGGAGGCCCGCGAAGGCTTCCATGTTCTTCTCACTCCACGGCACCATGTCGATGCGCCAGGTCTTTTCGTGGTTGGGATCGGCGGAGAAGAGGGCGGTGGCGGTCATTTTGAAAAGCTCACGCCCGATGAACAGGCGGAACCATTTGGCGACCTCGGCCCAGGTTTTTGTTTTGAGCTGGTTCTCGGTGTTGGCGGTAACAACGCCTTTGGTGTCCTCGAAGGTGGACATTGCCCAGAGGATGATCCAAGCCACGCAGGCTGATTTACCAATACCGTGGCCAGAACAGCGGGCGAGTTGGACGGGCGCGGACTCGACATCGTTGCCGTACGCCATAGCCTGCGCAATCGCTTCTTCGGCGGAAAGAGCACCGGCACCAAGTTGGAGGAGGAGTTCTACCTGCCACTCTTCAGGGCCGGAGTACTTTTCCAAATCGGTGCCGGGCTCGCCCCACGGAAATGCCCAAAGAACCCAACCCAGCGCGTCGGAGGAGAAACTCGCTAGGTCGAGGAGGAGGGCTTCCTGTGGATCGTCAATCTTATCAAGCATCATCCTCCTCCGGGGTGATGTCGATCATTTGCGCGGCGCGGAGTGCATTTGCTTTCGCCTCGAGCGCTCGCTTACGCCCTTGGGCAAGTTTGTCCGCGAGGCCCACGTTGACGTTGACGTTGGTACTGGTCTGAGGGCCATGGCCGGAACGGTCGAGCGCCATCTTAGAAACCTCGAGCAAGGCGGACAAGGAGAACTCGGAGGGGTCCTCTTCGAGGCGAGAAGTGATTTCGTCGATAGCGTCCTCGCCCAGCCCCGCGATCTTGTCGTGCATCTCGACGTAGCGCTCATCCTTCTTCTCTGAGTAGAACTTCAAGAGGTCTTTGAAGGAGGGATCTTGCTTCAGTACGGAGATGTGCGAGTCGGTGTAGCCGGTATGGATCGCGGCCTCGGATTGAGGTACCCCGTCGGCAAGGAGTTTCGCAAGCGCGTGGTGCCGCTGCCGGAGGGTCTTGATCGCAACAGGTTTCGTCCCCCGCTCATCGCGCGTTGCAAGGATGTCCTCCTGAGTAACCTCACGCCAATCGAGTACAACCAGCGGTTTCGCGGAACGCCCGGTAGTCCGCAGCCCTAGCATGTCGTTCAGCCCTTCGGCCATTTGGTTTCTCCTCAGTGCGGGTTTGAGGTTGAGTGTAGCCGAAACCTTCCGCGCAGTCAAGCGCCTTCGGCCAAGGGATATGGCTTGTTGCTAATTGGAATGGGCCATACAGCTTAAAACCGCACAATTTATCGAGATGACTTCCCCCGCGCGCGAGGGGTGGGGGTCGGCAAAAGTGGGGTGGCCTCGATTTCGATTGAAGGGGGGCGGGGGTTGGTTTTTTCCTATCAGGGTTGGATGCGTTTACGGTGGAATAAAAAGCAAAAAATCGCATGGGGGCTGTGCATTTTGCGCTTGCAACCGAGTCTATCTTATGAAAGAAGGGTGTTGGGCCTTGGGTCCGGGCGCTAGCTATGGAGACTTTACATGACAACGCAAACTTTTATCATATACACGGGCGCGGGATACACTACCGAGATTGATACGATTATATCCGGTGCGGACGCGGCTGGGCATGCAATGCGGCATAAGGAAATGCTAGAAGATGAATTCTTTAGCAAAGGGGCTGTTAAAGTAATCGGTGTGGAAGGGACTAAGTCCGGGTGGCTTGCGGAATTGATCGCGGACGAGATGCGGGAAGGAAAGCCGTTTGGGCGAAAGGCGTTCCGCCGTTGGGAAGATAAGGCGGTGGAGTTAACGGGAAGCTTGCATAAAGTAAACCTTGCACGCTTTAACCGAGTGGTGACAGCGACCATTGCCGCCAGTAAGGGATAATACCAGATTGCACATGCATAGACGTGTGCAATGTGGCGCAATCCCGCGCCGATAAATGAATGGAGACTAACAATGGCTACTTTTACTTTTGCAGATGACTATGTGGTTCAGACTCGCATCAACGGCCAAGTGATCGAATACCGCCCAAGCAAAATGGATCAAAGCTGGATTGAACGCTTTCTCGAAAAGGGTATTCAGCGTTATGCAAATGATATGTATTCCGGGGAAAAGGGGAATACGAAGTATGATCTTTGCAAAGCGATCGCGGCGGAGGCCAATAGCGGTGAACCCGCACCGGAGAAAACCGTGCGCAAGGCGAGTCTGCCGGATGATGTCGCGCTTGCGGTGAAGAATGCCAAGGCGGATTTGAAACTCCTTTTCCAAAAACTTACCGGCAAAGGAAAGATTGCCGATCAGGTGGACCATGAAAAGGTAAAGCCGTTCTTTGATGTTAAGGCCGAGTCGGTGACGTGGAATGACGCCAAGGTTTTGGAATGGATCGAAAAACGGAAGGAAGCTGGGAAGGATTACCTTGCCGAGGCCAAGGAAAGCTTGAAGGCGATGAATGAGATTGAAGATCTCCTTTAAGCGCAAGCAATCGCGCAAGCAATAGCGAGACTTGGGGTCGGTTAATTCCGGCCCCTTTTCTTTTGCGCAAGGGGAGTTTGGGTATGGCTTGGGGGCTTTAAAATTGCCCGTACAAGCGCGGGAAAGCGGTTTTGGGTATGACGCCCCGCGCGCATCCGACTTGCCCCGTTCTCGCGCCCCACATCAAGCGCACGCCACCATTCCGCGCCGCCACATCCACGCCCACGCACAAGCCCGCACAACACGTCCAGTCTGCACAATGCCTAGCGGGGTTCTGGAATTCCCTACAAATGACCGATTTTCCCTGAAGGCAATTTAGGGGGTATATGTGTCTTGGGGCCATACCGGGCTGGGGCGTGTGCTTTTTTCTTTTCAGTTTCTAAATTTTTTTTTTTTTTAATAAACCCCCTCTGAAAAAGCCCTCCCAAAGAGACCCAGAGACGTATGGCCCCCCACCCCTAATAGGGTCCAATTTTGCTTCTAGGGGAAATCGGGGATTTCCAAGGATTTCTAAAGCCACGCTAGGCAGTAACTAGAACAAAGCCATACAATACTGGCTTTCGAACCTACCGCGCAAAGGTGAGTTATGGTATGGATATTGCATGCGGCCGGAATGGTTCGGGCGCATTTTTATCAATGGAGTCTATGAATGGAAAAGGCAAAGCGAGATGCTATCACTATGGCACTCAAGACCGCGTGCGAAGTGATTGAGGAAAGCCCAGAAATCATCACGCCGGAGATTCAACATCTAGCGTACAAAGCGTTTCAGATGATTTCCCTTCAAAGTGCGATTGAGTCACCGTCGGAAATCGTTGATCTCGGAATTTCGCCGGAATACCTTGGGGAGGTCATGGCGAAAGCAATCTCCGATCCCGACATCGCGCGCATCTCCGACATCCCGGATATGAATTACTGGAAAAGCGTCGCCGCGTACCTTGGGCCGGATTGGGTTCAAGCGAATTATCACGTTGCGGTGTTTATGACGAAGGTAGTTTAACCCGCCTCGGTTGGCCTAGATGTAGGGGCGGGCATTGCTTGCCCCTATTACTCGACCAACCAAAACTTAGGAGACTTTCATGCAATACTTTATCCGCGCGGCGGAAGGTGCATCGTTGCTTTCGATTTCAGAGGAAAGCTTCGGCACGTTTGCGGCAGAAATGGGGACCGATTACTCCGATAGCGAGTGGGTAGTGGAATACTCGGGCACCGTCAACGCCGATCCTTACGGGCATTTCCTTTGCCTCTCGCGCAAGTCCCACGCTATCTCCAAAGTGGAAGGGGCGCAGGCCCAATTGGACACGAGTATTCTAGAAGCTATCAAAGTCGCAAATGCTATCGGGCATGCGTCGGGAAAGATACTCGCCGCCATTCTCGTAGCAAAAACCCCTGAAGAAGTCATTTCGCGGTTGAACTCGCTTCAACAGTAAGCCAGTTGGGTATGGCTTGTTGCACCGCGCAATGGGCCATACCAACCCTGCCCAGCGGTAAGTGCAATCCCTTGCATTTTCCCCTTGGCAGTCCCGCTAAGGAAATGAATGGAGCTTATCCAATGCAATATATCTGTTTCGTCCAAACGCAGCCTTCCCCTTCCGAGGGCCCGCACGCACAAGAAGTTTCCCAACAGGAACTTATGGAAGAAGCCCTCGCTTTCCGCAAGGAAAACCCCGGCATGCGCTTGCAGATGTCTTTCGACAGCAAGACGTTCTTCCCGGATGTCGGCGTTTACCTGCACCATGACCTTCCCGCCGAACCAATCCTGAAAGGCCTTTAAGATGCAAGCTGCACCCGTTCCCGGAGACACCCTTTACATCAACGGCATCCCCTCATCCGCCCCGATGTTCAACAAAATGACTGATGACCGGCTTCGCGAAATCCGCAAGGCCCTTTCCCGTGCCAGTTACCACTACGCCGACGACTCCACCGCCGAGTGGGCCAAGGCACGCCAAGAGATCGCATCCGCCGCAAAGATGATCCGCGAGGGCGGGCTTCGGTACGATGCGATCGCCGCACTCTACAACGATCGCCCCCAGCTCTTCGACATCGGGGAGATCATCAACGCAATCTTCAAATCCTACCAAGAGGAAAAAGCATGAACGAAACACCTACCGGAGACCCGAATCTGATTGGAATGGCCGCAGCCGTTGGCGGGAAGCCCAACTTCGGCCCAGAAGCCGTCGCCAAAAGCGCGGACGACACCCTCTCCCTTGCAATCGGACGGACGCAGAGCGCTATCGCTGTCATCGACCGCATCGCGGACCTGACCAACCAGCTTGCGGAATGTGTTTGCGGACTCCCGCCGATCGAAACGACCAAGTTGCCTCCCGCCAAATCACTTTTGGAGTCCGCTTGCAACAACGGCGAGGTTCAGCTTGAAAACCTCGAGCTTCTCGAGCAACAGATTGAACGCATCGGAAAACAACTTCTCGGTTGATCAAGCCAAGGGGAGGGCATTCCTTCCCCTTTACTGGACCAACTAAAGGAGATTAAAATGGGCCTTCAGAAACGCCTTCGCAAAGCCGCGCTTAACAACCATGCGCGCAAAACCAACCGCTACTTTTCCGGCTCCCTTATCGGCCCCGGCATGCAGCGCCAAGCCGACCGCGAACGCAAGCAGCGCAAAACCCGCCTTGAACGCATCGCCAAATTCTTTTCCAAGCGGGGCTAACCGATGTCTTTGTCCAAGAATATCTCAACCTACACGGACATTCACCAGATCCTCGTCGCCGCCGATAAAGCAAAGCCTGCAATCTACAAAGCCAAGACTCCCGGCGCGGCAAACCATTTCCGGCAGCGGGCGAATAACTACCGTCGGTTGCTTGCAGACCAGCACAACATCACTCCCTTCGATCACCTGATTTTCCGCAAATCGGAGTCCGACCCTTGCGCGACAATCATCGAAGAGATCGCCCCCGAAGGCGTACTCGAAACCGCATCCGGTGAGTCTGTTCCCATCGAAAAAACGGTTCCCGCAGACATCATCCCGAAGGAGGGCCTCACCACCGCCACCGGCGAAAGCGAGCCGGTTAACGAAGCCGAAGCAGCTGCAAAAGCCCTTGCCGCGAAGCTGCGTAGTGGAGATTTGTTTTAATGAAAGCTGAAATGACCGCACAAGAAATCTTCGACGAGGTTACAAAACACCTCTTCGACCAGAAGGCAGCGTCGCTTAACGAGTTTGGTGGTTGCGTTTACCGCGGCAAGGATGGATTCAAGTGCGCGGTTGGTGCGTTGATTTCCGACGAACTGGCCTTGGTGCATAACGGAGCTTCCGTGGTTAAGCTTATCCACCTCGCGGAGGATGAGGGCGTTACCGTTCCCAACTGGATGACGGAAAACCTATCCCTTTTGACAGACCTTCAAACTGTCCACGATGCCTGCCCCCTTGCATTGGGTGAGTTTGTCCCCTCCGAGCTTAAAAGGCGTCTTGAAAGGGTTTCTGTGCAGCACAATCTTTCTCCCGAAATCCTTTCGGCCTATTAACGGGCAGGGCGCTAGTCGCCCTTCCTTCTTAATAGACTGCAAACAATGGAGCAACTTATGCAGATCATTCACAAGCGCAACGAGTCCGGGCACTACGTCTCGAACCAAGAACTTAACTCGTTGAAAAATCTCGTCGAGTTCAAGGAAAACGGCCCGCGCTATCCTGACGCGACCGAAGAGGAAAAGAGAACGCCCGCCACAGTCCCCTTTGTCATCGACACGTTCAAGCAAGAACTCGACATCTTCCGCCGGGAGCAGGGCAAATGATCTGCATAAAAACCGGAGCCCTCGTTCACCTCACTTGCTACGACCAGTACCTTTACGGCGACCTGTTTGCGAGCGACTGCGCCTACCTCATGCGGGTGTGCCAGATCATCGAAAAACACGAGTTGCCCCCGGCGGCTACCGTTGACTACTCCGCCACAAGCTTCACCCACTGGTTTGACAAAGAAAAAACCAGTCAAACCGATAATTCAACCCTCGTCGCACGGCGGCAGGACTTTTCGCCGGTCAAGGAGGGTTGCGACCCTTGCAACACCTGGCCCTGCTACATCTGCGGAAAAGGATTTTAAGAAATGAAAAAACTAATCTTCACTCTCCCCATCATCGCCCTCGCCGCATGCGCGGAGGCCCCTTCCGCCATCGCCCCAACCAGTATGGGCAACGCCTATTCTTCCGCCTCTTGCGCCAAGGCACATTACCTTCGCGCCGAGGAAATTGCTCGCCTCAACTCCCTTTCCCAAGCACAGAGCCAAGCAGCAGTGGCAGACGCTATCGGCGTGTTTCTGTTTTTGGTCCCCATAGGCAGCGTATCCGGCGGAAACAAAGCCGGTGAGATCGCGGATGCCAAGGGGCGCATCGCTTCCCTCGACGCACGTTTGGCGAGGTGCTGAAATGAAAAACTTCATCGCAGCCCTAGCCCTCGCCGCCTGCCCCCTCACCACCGTCCCCGAGTTCGCGGTCGCCGATACCATCACCCTGACGGACAAAGACCTGAACGGCGGAGACATTTCCTACCACTACAACCGCGTGCAGGACTTCAACGCGCGCGGGATTTCCGTTCGCCTCGACGCGCAGGCCGCAATAAGTGCGGGCACCTTCTACCTCATGGTGAACGACTCCTGCGTTGTCCGCCCGAGGATGATCCTCGAGTACCACGGCCCGTCCCACAACATTCGTTCAATCCTCACCGGCCACGATGGCTTCGTTAACTACTCCGAAAAACGCGAGTGGGTTGTCGGCCAGATGCGCGACTTTTACAATTCGAAATACTCCGGTATGGGGGATTGGTTCTATGAGTGCGCATCGCAGAAGCGCGGCATGCTCGTATGCAAAACCCGCGCAAGTGAGCTCTCCCGCGTCTTTGGCGTGCGGATTTGTGAGGAGTAAGAGAGATGAGTGATACAAGCACAGAGGCAGCGTGGCATGCGCTGATGAACTACCAGCAAGCCGATATGGAGGGCATCATGGTCCTTGTATCTCGGCAGGCCATTCACGAATGCAAGGATGACCGTGACGCCCTCGCCGCCGAGCGCGACCAGCTACGCCAAGCTGTGAAAGAGGCCAACGAAAAGCTGGAATTGGCAGAAATAATGGCGAAAGAAGCGGTAAACCTCGCGCGCGATAAGGCGTTGGAAGAGTCCCAAAACGTAGTGTTACAGGAGATCGGTGAGGACAATAACGGTTTCCGCATCTGGGAAGATGATCGTCCATACGTTTGCGAGGAAACCGTTTACCGCAGCATCAACGCCCTCAAGACCAAACCAACCCCACGCCAGATCGTGCAGGAGGTCGATGCCGAGGCGTTCAGTCGCATGAGCGTCGAAGGAAAATGGCGGCATATATTGGTTGAATACCTCGATCAGATGCGGCCGGTTCCGTCTCATTTTGTTCGCTGGATTTTGCAGGCCACGGCGCCCTCACAGTCCGGGATTAACTGCCATCGCTGCGGAAAGTGCGCTGACCTACCGATCACGGTACACATGGGCGCTTCGATGAGACCGCCCGAATATTGGCGCAGTGATAAAGAAGGGCTGGCTTGCCCTGAGTGCTGCAACACAGAGGAGAAAGCAAATGATGACAACTGATGAAGATGCAATGTTCAACCAGACACCCCTCCCCGACCCCGAGCCGGAAGTCACTTTCAGCGCCGCCCCGCCACCCCCAGGTGGGATCGGCTTCATCGACAACGGCGAGCTAGTCGGCACGCTCAAATGGGAAGATGGCCTCCTCACCTTCACGGGCAATGCGGACGAGGCCGCAAAACATTTCTTCGCCCACGTCATCAAGGTCTACCACACCGAGACCGCGCTGCGCGAAAACTCCCACGAAGAGTTCCGTAAGGAAATTCTCCACTTGGCGGAAGAAATCCTCCCAATCCTCAACGCGGCTGCCAACGGCGGGTCTTGGAGTTCCCGTGCAGCCTTTTCCGCATTCAACAGACTTTCTACCCTCGCGAAGAAAGTGGAGAGCAACCAGCCATGACCCTCCCCGCCAAAAAACTTCCCCCTCGCCAAAAGAGCGGCGCCTTCGGCAAACTTGACCCGGCCAGCCCTACCTTTTGGGAACGGGTAGATGTCGCTCTCGCCGCTTCCGGGACCACCAAACGCGATTGGGCGCGGCATGCGGAGTATTGCTTCTACTACGTTTCCAAACTGAAATCGGACGGGAAGCGCCCGCCCAAGCGCCTTCTTGTATCCCTCACCCAGATTACCGGCTGTACCATGGAGTACCTGAACAACCCCAGCCCCATCGACCTCTCGAAATGAACTACTTCACCCAGATGTTGATCGGAAAATTCTTCGATCTTCTTCTCCCCGTCGCCTTGGCTGCAATCGCGGCCTTGTCTTTTTCCGCAATCTTCTGTATTGCTGTTCTATTGGCCTAAAAAGGAGCACCTTATGCCACGTTCTACTAAATCCCGCACACTGAAAAAGGCACGCGTTGACGCCTTTCAGGAATTTCTTAATTCCCCCGAGGCCGCCAAGTGGTCCAGCATCACCGCCCATTCCAAATACCACTACACCCTCCTCTATTCCAAATTTGAGGGCAACCCGGTTCAGGTCTACCCGTCCACCCTCAAAGTCGTAGACATCGACCTTGAGTCCTTCCTCTTCGATGGGATCAAATCCCTCATCGCCGGTGCCAAGCACCACTCCCTCACCAAATTCACAGGCCGCAGCTAATGACTATCGAGTATCCCGCATCCTTCACCAAGCACATCAACTCCCTCAAGTACGCCCCCTCTTCCGAGCAGATGGCGGCAGTTGATGCGGTCCTTTCCTCAAAGGACAACCTTCTCATCAACGCACTCGCCGGTGCAGCGAAAACCACCACCCTCAAAATGATCGCGCACGCCTTGCCCAAGGTCAACATGATCTGCCTCGCATTCAACAAAGCGATCGCGATGGAGATGAAAGCCGAGCTCCCTTCCCATTGTACCGCGCAGACGCTCAACTCCCTCGGCTACCAAGTT